TCAAGACCACGATTTAGTATATTTGATTACGACCCACATGGCACACCTACTAGAAGTATGCCTGTAGCAGATTCAACATTTGGATATTAATATGGCAGAAGATGAAATAAATATAGAAGACGATGCGATTGCATTAGAGGATTCTGAAGATTCTGATGTAACGGATACTGAAGTAAAAGGTATTGCTAATCATGTCATGTCTCAATTTAAAAAATCAGAAGACTATAGATATGATGATGAAACAAGATGGGTTCGTGCCTATAGAAATTACAGAGGTATATATGGACCTGATGTTCAATTTACCGAAGCTGAAAAGTCTAGAGTATTTATTAAGATAACAAAAACAAAAACATTGGCTGCTTATGGACAGATAGCTGATGTATTATTTGCAGGAAACAAATTTCCTATAAGTATAGAACCAACCGAATTACCAGAAGGAGTTGCTAAAGATGTTAGTTTCGACCCTAAAGAACCTCAAGAATTACGTAATCAAGATAATGGACAAGATATGGTTTCTCCCTATGGTTTCATGGGAGATGGCAAGGAGCTTCCTAAAGGAGCTACAGCACAGAGTTTGCAAGATATGCTTGGTCCTTTGGAAGAAAAGCTTGGAGATATTGAAAACCTTAAAGAAGGCAGTGGACAAACTCCTACGGCGATAACATATAGTCCTGCGATGATTGCGGCTAAGTCTATGGAAAAACAAATCATGGACCAACTGCAAGAATCACATGCCAACAAACATCTTAGAAGTACAGCTTTTGAGATGGCATTGTTTGGTACAGGAGTAATGAAAGGACCTTTTGCTATTGACAAAGAATATCCGAACTGGAACGAAGAAGGTGAGTATTCTCCGGTATTTAAAACGATTCCTCAAGTCAGTCATGTTTCCGTTTGGAATTTTTATCCTGACCCTGATAGTACTAACATTGAGCAAGCACAGTACATAATAGAACGACACAAAATGTCACGTTCTGAATTACGTGCTTTAAAACGCAGACCTTATTTTAGAGATACAGTTATTGAAGAAGTAATAACAGATGGTGAGAACTATACTAAAAAGTATTGGGAAGATGATTTAATAGATTATAACCAAGATAGCTATGTAGAAAGATTTGAAGTTCTTGAATATTGGGGTATGTTAGATACTGACATGTTAGAAGAACAAGGTGTTGAGATACCTAAAGAGTTAAAAGACTTTGAAGAGTTACAAGTTAATGTGTGGGTATCAGGTGGTAGATTACTTAGAGTTGTACTTAATCCATTTAAACCTGCTAAGATACCATACATGGCTGCACCGTTTGAGTTAAATCCATATTCATTCTTTGGTGTAGGTTTAGCAGAGAACATGGATGATACACAAACATTAATGAATGGCTTTATGAGAATGGCTGTTGATAATGCTGTGCTATCAGGTAACTTGCTTATAGAAGTAGACGAAACTAATTTAGTTCCGGGTCAAGATTTATCTGTATATCCGGGTAAAGTATTTAGAAGACAAGGGGGTGCTCCGGGTCAAGCTATCTTTGGTACAAAGTTCCCTAATGTATCAAACGAAAACTTGCAACTGTTTGATAAGGCTAGACAACTAGCTGATGAAAGCACTGGACTACCTTCTTTTTCTCATGGTCAAACAGGTGTATCAGGTGTAGGTAGAACAGCATCAGGTATATCTATGTTAATGAACGCAGCAAGTGGCAGTATTAAAACTGTTATTAAGAATGTAGATGATTATTTACTTAAACCATTAGGTGAAGGATTATTTAGATTTAATATGCAATTTAATTTTGACCCAGAAATAAGAGGTGATTTAGAAGTTCATGCTAGAGGAACTGAAAGCCTAATGGCAAATGAGGTTCGTAGCCAAAGACTAATGCAATTTTTACAAACTGCATCTAATCCTGCCCTTGCTCCGTTTGCCAAGTTTAATTATATTATTAGAGAAATAGCTAAAGCTATGGACTTAGACCCTTCAAAGGTTACTAATAATATGGATGAAGCAGTATTACAGGCAGAGTTACTTAAACAGTTTCAAGGACCTCAACCACCTCAAGGACAACAACCTGCAGCAGGTGCAAACCCAATGGACCCCACAGGAGCAGGTGGTGGTACAATAGGAACAGGTCAAGCACCTCAACCAAATGAACAAGGATTTAGTGGAAATGGACAAGCAAATACTGGGCAACCTCAAACCCCTAGTCAACCACCAACAACAACTCAATAAGTATTTAGATGCTTTAATAGAACAGCATCATAAAGCTATAGAGCAAGCAGAAGACACAGTTGTTATGTACAGAACTCAAGGTGCAATAGCGGCATTAAGACGATTAAAATATTTGAGAGACGAGGTAAATAAAAAAGATGGCTAAAAAACCTGTAAGCGACCAAATGGAATTGTTTGAAGATGGTGGATTTAAAGACCAAGGTAAAACTAAAGACCCTGTATCTAAAAATCCTGTACCTATTGGCTCGACTCAAGAAGAAGTAAGAGATGATATACCTGCTCAATTAAGTGAGGGTGAGTTTGTATTACCTGCTGATGTTGTTAGATATCATGGCTTAGAAAAGATTATGGGTATTAGAGACCAAGCTAAACAAGGTTTACAGAAAATGGAAGACATGGGTCAGATGGGTAATTCTGACCAAGCTAAATTACCTGACAATGTACCATTTACACAAATGGCAGAAGGTGGTGTAGTTCCGGGAGTTAATATACAAGGACCTACAACACAACTTACTAAACAGTCTATGTTTGCTGCTCCTGCTCAAACACAACCACAACAAGTAGCACAACCTGTTACTGTACAAACACCAAAAGCACCTGTGTATGCATCATCACAAGTGCAACAAAGGTTACCTTATACATTTGAGCAAGCTATAGGTACACCGTTTGGGCAACAACAACAATCAGAAACACGTGTATATATAAATGATGCAGGAGAGAAATTATATATACCTTTTGTAAATGGAAATCCTATCTATCCCATTCCTGCTGGATATACACCTGAACCTGTTGCTGAAAAAGAAAAAGAACAAGAACAAACTGTAACAGATGTACGTGCTAGAAGTGCTACTACACAAGCAGGTGATGATGACAGTGTGGGTATTAAATCTACAGCAGTATCTGATTTAGCTAAAGCCACACAAAGAAAAGATGCAGGACTAAGCAAAGGTTTAGCTACAGGTTTAGGTGCTTTAATAAATCCTATAGCAGCTATTGGTGGAACTATTATTAGTAATCTTATGGGTAAGGATAAAGGACCTGACTTTCAAAGTTTAGATGATGAAGCTGCTGATATAGCAGGTGCAGGTATTGTATCACAAGACCCTGCAAAAATAGCAGAAGCTAATTCACAAAAAGCATTTAATACAAATATTAGAAACTCTAGTGTTATGTTTGGAGCTACTCCTACTTTTAAATTTGGCAATGAAGCAGGTGATGTAGATATAGTTAGTAATGGTGTCTTTCATAAAAATGGTTTAGCTATGAACGCAGATGGTTCTGCTTCATTAACAGAACAAGGAACTGTATCATATAAAAATGCAGCAGATTTTGCTAAACATATGTCAGCAAGTTTTAATACAGGTTGGCATGGTTCTACTGTATCTACAAAAGAATATAACTCATTAGGGCAAAAAGGAAAAGAAAGATATGATGCATGGGCAACAGAGCTAGGATATAAAACAGGTGGTGGTACAAAGAAAGCATCTGTAGAAGAAGATAAAAGATTTACAACTGGCTCTGAAGACATGAGCAATAAAACTAAAACTAAAACTACTACTGCAACAACAACTCCTACAGGAATAACACAAGGAAGTACAATTTCTAAAGGCAAGACTAGATATCCTGATGTATCACAAGGAAGCACTATATCTAGAACTAGTATAGACCCTAGGTCAGTAGACCCAACGGAGTTTGCTAGTGCCACAAAAGCTTCTAAAACTGCTATAGGTAGTCTAGCTGACCCTAGAATAGGATTAGCAGCTCAACCACGTAAAACAGCATATCAAAGACGAGCAGATAAATTAGCTGAAGAAGATTTTTTAAAAACATCAGAGGGTATAAAATTAGCAGAAGCAGGTAGAAAAGCTCAAGAAGAATATGATAAAAAAATAAGTAAGGTAGAAGCAGATATAAAAGCAGGTGCGGCTAATACATCTATACCTACATATACAAGTCCAACATACAGTTATAACTATGATTATGGTGACAGTGATGATGGCAGTAGTGGTGCTGACCCGGGAAGTTCTTCATCATCAGATATGGGATTTTCTACTGCATCAGGTGGTTTTATACAAAGAAAGAATTTACCTAAAGCTAATAAAAAGAAGCGAGGTGGGTTGGCTTCAAGACGATAACCTACATACAGGCTACTTATCCCCCAACATAATGGCTACGATAACCCCAAGGAGAAACTAAATGGCTGAACAAGCTCAAGAGATGGTGGTAGATGCTACACCAAAGAAAAAAGCATTTATGGAAAAACCTTCTACTCACGAAGAAAGAATTAAAAGAGACGAAGAAGAACTTAAACAGTTAATGGAAGAACAAAAAGGTGAAACCGAATCTGTTGAAGAAACGAAAGCAGAAGATGAGGAAGAACCGAAGACTGCTGAAGAAAGAACTTTTAAGAAACGTTATGGAGACTTACGAAGACACTCCCAAGAAAAAGAAAAAGACTTTCAAAAGCAACTTGATGATTTAAAAAGTCAATTAAGTAAAGCTACTAAAAAAGAAATGAAGTTGCCTAAGTCAGATGAAGATATAAGTGAATGGGCAAAAGAATATCCTGATGTAGCAGCCATAGTAGAAACTATTGCAACTAAAAAAGCTAGAGAACAATCAGAAGATATAGAAAAAAGAATTAAAGAAATAGACGAAAGGGATGCTAACTCTATAAAAGAGAAGGCAGAAGTAGAATTATTAAGACTACATCCTGATTTCGCAGACATAAGAGAAAGTGATGAGTTCCATGATTGGGCAGAAGAACAACCTAAATGGGTGCAAAATGCATTATATGAAAACGATAATGATGCAAAATCTGCCGCAAGAGCCATTGACCTCTATAAAGCAGACAAAGGACTTAATAAGAAAAAAGAGAAGTCAAATGATGCAGGTGCTGCTAAAGCAGTCTCAACAAAAAGTAAAACGTCTGTTTCAGAAACTAACAACACAGTAACTTTTAAAGAGTCTACTGTTGATAAAATGAGTGCCGATGAATATGAAGCTAAAGCTGATGTAATTATGGAAGCTATACGTTCCGGTAACTTTATATACGATTTATCTGGTTCTGCTAGATAAACAGTTGACAAATAGTTATTTATACATATAACTAGTATCAACTATAATGTGACCCCTCCACGTGGACAACTCACATACTACACGACACTTGAAAGCCTACCTGATGGTATGAGCCTACACTTGATTAGCTATCAAACGTACAACCTCAAATACTATTAGCCGATGACGAGTAAATTTTAGCACTTCGGTGCATTTGTTCAATTTTCAAAATGGAGATGAAAATGGCATTTAAAACTGCAGCAGGTTACGGTAATCTGCCTAATGGTAATTTCTCCCCAGTTATTTACTCTAAGCAGGTTCAGTTAGCCTTTAGGAAAAACTCCGTTGTTGAATCAATTACAAACTCCGACTATTTCGGTGAGATCAGCAACATGGGTGATTCCGTTAAAATAATAAAGGAGCCAGAAATCACCGTTAAGGAATATGCTAGAGGTGCAAACGTACAACCTCAAGACCTTGACGATGAAGACTTCACATTAACTATTGATAAAGCAAACTATTTTGCTTTTAAAGTAGATGATATTGAAGAAGCTCACAGTCACGTAAACTTCTCTCAACTAGCAAGTGACAGAGCAGGTTACAGACTAAAAGACAACTTTGACCAAGACGTTCTTGGTTACTTGTCAGGATTTGCACAGGCATCTAATAATGCTGTAGCAAGTTCAGCTAACTCAACAGTTAATGGAACTAAGGCAGTATCAACTGCTGGTTCAGACGAATTGTTGACAAGCATGAAGCTAAGAAAAGATAGCTTTGGTAACATCACTACAAGTAGTGCAGGTGACCACTCTATCCCAATAGCTCCAAGACTAGGTGGTGCAACTGCCCAAGCAACTGCTACAGCTACTCCTTTACAGGTTATAGCTAGAATGGGCAGATTGTTAGATACACAGTTTGTAGATGCTGATGGTAGATGGCTTGTTCTACATCCAACATTTATTGAAGTTCTAAAGGATGAAGATTCACGTCTTCTAAATGGTGACTTCGGTGAATCAGGTGGATTAAGATCAGGTTTATCTGTTGGAAAGATACATGGCTTTGATGTGTATATGTCCAATAACTTACCTGCAGCAGGTACAGGTCCGGGAACATCCGGAACTGCTAACCAAAATACAAACTTTGGTGTTATTGTTGCAGGACATAGTTCAGCAGTCGCTACTGCCGAGCAAATCAACAAGACAGAGACTTATAGAGACCCTGATTCTTTTGCTGATATTGTTCGTGGTATGCATTTGTATGGTAGAAAGATTCTTCGACCTGAAGCAATCGTTACTGCCAAGTATAACGTAGGATAAGGGAGATATAAATGGCAACTTA